CGAATAAAGAGAGGAAAAAGACGAATGAAAGACGGCGAAATGTTTATCCCGGATACTGTTGGGGAGATGATTGAATTGCTCAAGAAGTTCCCGGCGGACTATGACATAAACTTCTACATCAGGAACGTTTATGACAACGGGTCTGTGTATGACGAATCTGCCTACAGGATGAAGGTGGAGGAGTATTCCGAATGTGGGTGCGTGGATATCACGGTAATCTGAGCGAAAAAAGTTGAAAAAAGTTCGAGAAATCGCTTTACGGTTTTCAGCTCAAGTGGTATAATGTGTTATGATTTGGATGACTCAATGGTTGAGTCTCCTAGTAAAGAGAAAGAAGAGAAATCAAAATGAAGAAGAACATCAAGGCAGTCATTGAAACCCCGAAGGCGAAGTCTGTGCTCGTGAAGCCGGCGACCATGTACACGAAGGACGAGGTGAAGGCTTTCCTCGGTCTTGGCAAGGGTTCGTCCCTCAGCCCGAAGTATTACCCTGGCATGGGCGGCCACGGCAAGGTTCCTGGCACTGCGGTCATTGCGTATCTTGAGCGTTCTCGCAAGATGAAGATTGGCCGTCGCTACGCCAGCGGCACGGTGACTGTTGTCGCTCGTTAATGACAAGTCTCGTTTCTTTGTTTAACACGAAAACTTGGGCTGTCCTTGATTGGACAGCCCATTTTACATTTTCCCTCAGATGGGGTATAATGTGTTAGAGAAGATGGAGCAGTCAACGATGGGGAGGGTTCAGACAACATCAACCAAGAGGACGACCAGAGACATGCCAGGAAAGCCAAATCAGCAATTGACATCGTATATTAACGTCAACAGGGCGAAGAAGGACTACAAGGACAAGTACAAGAGGGAAGTGGAGAACGCCAAGAAGGAGTACAGAAAGAAACTTGGAAAGCCCGAGGACTATGAATTCACGCAGCAGGAATGGAGAAACTTCTTCAAGACCATCCTCATTCCCCTTGATGCAGAGTCAGAGAGAATGATGATTGACCTCTTCAAGAAGGACAGGGCAGAACTGAACCAATTGCTCATTCTCCACAACACAAGGGCGTCAGACAATCTGGCAGAGGTCTATTTCAAGAAGTACCTCAAGGAGAGTCCGAACAAATGGCATGACCTTGAGGACTTCAAGCAGATGGCTATGGAGGGACTTGCCATAGCAGCCAAGAAGTTCAAGATTGACTCGGGGAACAGATTTCTGACCTATGCTACTTGGTGGATATTGAACAGGGTGAGAAAGCCATATACAGACAAGGGCGTGATGCTCAAGCACAATTCCCTCTCAGACCCGGTGAGTTTCCAAGACGAGGATTGCTCCCAAACGATGGAGGACGTTCTCACGGCAGACAAGATTGCTCCAGATTGGAGATGCGCCAGCAACGACGAGGCAGTGGTGAATCCGTTGGAGGCTATTGAGCGGCGCAATTCTGACGACAACTTCAACTTCTATTCCACCCTCAAGAAACTCAAGGGGGAGGACTTCAACACGATGGATCGGGACAAGGCTGGCAAGATGGTGGACTACCTTGTGTCCATAGTGGAGAGGCAGAAGGGGAACGACGGGAAGCAGATTTTCCTCTACCTCTTCAGAAAGATATTCAACAAGTACGCCAACTGTCTGTGTCCGACCCCCCAAACCTCACCCTATGTCGCAAAGTTGAGCCATTTCGTGGAGGAGGCTCCGAAGTCGAAGTCAGAATTGCTAGGAAGGCTGCACATGGACGAGAGACAGTATGAGGCGTTTTGCAAGAAACTCGTAAACTCGGGATATGACGGAATGTAAAAATGAATTCACAGAACAACAAGAAACGAGGAGACGGCTCCATAAAGCCCAGTCTCGACATCTTCATGATTCTGGGTAACATTCTGGTGGACAAGGACCAGACACTCTATGAACTCCACACCAAAAACGATGCATTTCCGCAAGTGTTCTCCGCATTCATGATTCTGAGATATCTGACAATGAACTCGAATCCGATTGTAAGAAGCATCGTCATAGACAACCTAACCACTTTGGAGGGGATGGCGGAAAGACCAGAAACACTCTACAAGTTCCTGATGAAAATCATCCCCAAGACCTACAACAGATTCACCCCCTACATCAAGTCAGGATTTCCACGGGCGAATTGAGAATTCGGGAGAATTGAGAGTTGGTTTACATACCTTGGGGTATGTATAATTGTAAATAGGTATAACAACAAAGAAAGAGGTGAATGAAATGAAGAAGATAATTATGGTTATCACGATGCTTGTCGGAATGACGGCATTTGGACATCACGGCTGGAACCATTGGGTTGCTGGAAACATTCTTGGTGGACTTGCATTTGGTCTGGGAGCTGGACTTACCGCTCCAAGAACAACTGTAGTTACGACTCCTGTCGTAACAACTCCTGTAGTTGCCACAACGCCGGTTGTTCAAACTGCACCAGTAATTACAACAGTTCCAGCTCCGGTTGTGACAACAGGGGTGGTGACTACAATCCCAACCTACAGCTACGGATACTATAATAATGTGTATTGTCCAATGTATGATGGGTATTACTACTACAACAACGCTTGGGTATGGGGCGGAATTGGATATAGGCGTCCGATTCCGAGGTTCATTCCACCACCATATCGTCCAGCGCCACCACCCATTCGTCCGGCACCAATGCGGCCTGCACCACCAATCCATAGGGGAGGACCAGTTGGCAGACCCAGAATCGCTCCACATCACTTCCGTTGATAGCAAGATTCAAGAGACCAAGAAGAAACCCACGGGAAACCGTGGGTTTTTATCATATCTTCTAACCGTACCTGTTCAAGAAGTCCTCTCTTGCCTTTTGCTGCATCTCCATCATCTTCTGTTGCTCTTCATCTTCAGTAACCTGAGACTTCTGAGCTGACTCTATGCCATTGAGGTCAAGTAGGACAAAGTGGGTATAGGCGCAGGTGAAGGAGTGTTGAATCTCGTCAGCCTCGGAATATGAAAGTTGCAGGTCAGAAAACGCCTTTATCCAACAGTTCTTGAAGCGGAATCCTACCACAGGCTTCTTGTAGGGGGAAATCAGGGTCACATCTATGTCGCACACGTTCAACAAGCCATTCGCCTCCACATTTCCAGTGTCCAGAGCATTCGCCCCCTTGTTCACAGGGGCGTTGTTCATGCACCAGTTGAACAAGCATCTGAAATCAGTCCAATCTGCATTGACGAAATAGTTGAATGTTATTTCTTTACTACCAGGACTCATAGTATAGGTTGGACGTTCTATTTCAATTGAACGATACATCACTTTATCAGAACCCATCTCTATTGCTGGAATAGTGAAAGTTGAAAGACGAAGATTCACATTCTAGTAAGCTGGTCCGAGAACGAGATACAATGGAATCTCTGCAATCCACTTGTTCTTGTTGGCGTAGGCATTTTGATTGGAGATGCCATCATTGGCATTCACATTGATGCCTGGGTACACCAACTATTGATTTCTGTTCAGGTTTCTTGTCTAGTTGGGGTGCTAGAAATGATTTACATTACTTGGAACAGGCATTGAATATCACCTCTCTTACGTTTTCTGAATCTCGTTTGTGCCGTCTATGAAGAAGATTCCGCCCTGTAGTTCCTCTCTTTCCCTCTTTTCCTGTTCGGTCTCCTCTTCCTTCTCCTTCATCTTCTCCAGCACCTTCTCGAACTGCTCTGCTGACATTGAATAGAACTTGACTTGGACTGGCATATGCAACCCTCTTTTGATGTATTTACCATTTCGGCCACAAAGACCCCCTTCCAGAGGTAAATAATATATCCACCTTAAACGAATCACACTATATGAACAACATAGCAACTGGAAATCCAACAAAGGACAATGTGTATAACAGGCTTTAGGACTTGCTGGATGCTGTAGAGAGGGACAACTACAATCTGACTAGGAATCAGCAAGACCTACTCACATTCAAATTGAATTCATTCAGGGCTATATTGGATCAGGAATATGGGAAGTGCGTGGTACTGAAGTGAGATTGGGGTTTTGTGTATGTAATTAAAGCGAAAGACCTGCCTTTCCTTGATTGGATGGCAGGTCTTGTAGTGTTGAAAAGGGGTTTGTGTCAGAGCGAGTCTATTGTGTCAGCGCTCACGACTTCGAGCAAAACCGGTTCGCCGTAGATGTCCCCACCGTCTGTCTCGTACTCCCCTCCCATCACATAGACCTCAACTGGCTCGTCGAACGCCTTGGAGTATTCGAGGTATGCCTCCTTTGCTGCGTTCAATGCATCTTCGAAGGAGTAGTAGGTCTTGGCGTACTTCATGGCTTCAATCGTCTGTGGTTCGCCATCCTCGTCCAGGTAATTGACCTCCAGCGTGTAGACCTCTCGTCTGGATTCCGTGAACTTTTTCTTGTCAATGCCCCTTGCCATTGGATGGTTGTGCTTCTTGGGGTATTCCGCAATCGCAAGGTTTTCTGCCCAAACATAGTGTGGTTCGTTTGCTCCTTCCATTGTGGCATCAACATATATGAAGGAATCCTCGTTCTCCTGTGCATATTCGTCAGTTGCCTTGAGAAGTTCAGGACTTTCCTTCTCCAGATACGCCACCACGTAGTTCAGAGCCTCTTCGTCGCTGAATGCGTATGCGTTGTAGCAGTCAAGCTGGTATCCAGAACCCCACCAGAGTTTCACGATGTAGAGTTTGTCTCCGTCGGATTCTGAATTCACAAGGGTCAAGTCCTCGTCTTCAAGTTTCCAGCCTGAAACTTCGTTCACCTGCTCTCCATCTTCATCTTCATCGTCTCTGTCAAAGATGCTTGCCCATCCATCATTGACAGCTGCTGCAAGGTCAGGCGCGTCAAGTTCGATGTCGTTTATCTCAAAGTATGGGTCTGGACTTATATTGATGTGGTCTGCTGTTATCTTGTCGGGGAGATTGCTATGCATCCATCCCCCACCATAGTCAAATGTCAGGTCAACTGTAGTTCCCTCGACCTGTCTCTGAATCCAGAATTCAGGGTCGTCAGTATCCTCCCAAGGGCAGATTGTGCCGTGGATGATGCCTCCAGCAATCTTCGCCTTTGGGGTGATGCCGAATTCATGCTCCTGCCAGAAGAAGTCGTTGTAGTAGTCCTCTGCGCTGATTTCATATGTGTCAGGAACAATCTTCGCGGTGAAGGTGTAGTCGAACTCGCCATCTTTCTGAATGTCAGTGACCTCCCCAATCTTCAGCTATGAGATGCCAACAGTATAGCCAGCGCCAGCACCTTCTTTCACCAGTTTCTTGGTGGATTCAGACACTGGAACTGTCTCCCCAACATTCATCTGAAGCAGTTTCTTGGTTGGGATGTCCTCTTGCCCATGACCTAGAAGCCAAGAATGAATGTGGGTCAATGTGGTGCTTGAGAGGTAGTCGCTGAGCAAGGTAAAGTCCAATCCGGAACCATCGTCCCTGCGCTCCAATCTGGCCACTGGGGTTTCGTAGGAGAATAGGGTGAATCCATCTCCATCGTCCTCTTCCATTGCCTTGCGTCCAAACGACTTGCGCCCATTCATTGGCATGACCTCGCGCTTCATTCCCTCGTCGAACCTCAAGACATGACCCTTGTCAGTCTTGAACAACTTGCCAGATTCAGATACAAAGGCAAGCTTGCCATATTTATTTGTGAAGTACTTTGACTTCTCGAACTGTTCCTTCGTTATAGATAGTTTCTTCATGGTAAATCAATCCTCTTTTGTGGATGATGCTTCAAGGATTATTTACCAATAAATCTATCAAAACATCGCAGATGCTTTTGTTCCAATCACTGTGACGTATATTTCAGACTTTGCGGTCTGGGACATCACGTTCAGATTCAGGTGGATGAGATTGGGCTTTGAGATGACGATTTCGATGTCTTTCGCCTTTGAGGAGAGGACAAAGGACTTGCAGACCGCGGACAACAGGCTCAAGATGCTCTCGTTGCAGAGAAATGCGAAGTTCTGCGTGGTTGAGGTGGTGCAGAAAGACTCCAAGTAGTTCTCTGCCGCATATGTTATCTTTCCGAACTCTATGCTCACCTTGTTTCCTATGTTGGACTTCACCAGCTTCTGGTTGTCTGAGATTGTGGCATAGAGCGTGTTGGGAAGGGGGTTGGGATTGACATCCTCCTCAATCCTGGCTTGTTCTGGAATCTGAATCTTGATGGAGGATTCTGTTGATTCGGACAGGGTTGATAGAAGGTCATTCACCTCGCTGAACTTTCCAGAGCCTATGTTGGCTGCCAGCAGTATGTTCGCCTGAATGGTGTCCTTGTCAGGGGATTTATGGACGAAGTTGCCGTAGTTGGACGGAACCATCACCTTCTCGACCTTTCCAAGCTGACTTTCCATCACAGCATTGGTGGAGAGCTGGAACTTGATGTTGTATTTCGGAGAGGCGATTCTGATGTAGGAGCATCTTTCGCAGAGGTAGAGTTTCACTTTCCCGTCCGGAGCGAACAGCGATGCGTCCTTTATGTCATAGTATTTGCCAACGTTCTTCAGAACCACGATGAGCTTTTTCAGGTTCGGAATGAAGAGGGACATTGACGGCGCCGCTTCCTCTCCGTCTTGTGCGTCAATCAGTCCATATAGGTGAAGGGCAGAAGTGAACAGGTCGGACTTTCCCGCCGCCCACTTGTTGAACATCGTGGTTTCCTTCCAGCCAATCGTGGCTTGGCAACAGGACTGCGAGAGGGTGGTGTCGAACGTTGTCAACGCCCCAATCAGCTGCTCAAAGTCGTTTATCTTCAGTTGGTATTCTCTTCTTTTCATAGTTCAATTATATCAATAGGAGGAGATGAGCCAGATTCTCTTGCCCTTTGTGTGGCTCTTGAGGATTTTCATCCAGAACTTCCTGTAGTTGATGAGGTCTCTCAGGTCAACATAGGAGTCTGAGACATCCATATCTTGGCAGATGTCCTCCACAATCCTCTGCGCTGCGTCAGGCTTGAAGTAGCCAATCCACTTCGTTATGGAGAGTTTGCATCCAAGTCCCCTCCATCTCTTGGCTGTGTCTAGAACCTCCTTTTCGGACAACTCCACAACATAGTCCCGATATGGGCGACTGTCATTGTCCGAGCATCTTTCAAGCGCAATCTTCATGTTACTGGAGCAGCACCAATTCAGTTCAGTCGTTGGAAGTTTTTCGTAGTCGAAACTCAGATGGGTGTCGTTCTCGTTGAACGCCCTGATTGACTTTGCTATGGTGCGCAGATGGCGGGCGAAGTCACCGTCGGAAATTGAATTCAAGTAATCGAAGTCTGCCTTCTCGCTTGGTCGGAGATTGAAGTCGATGTCTTTGAACTTGTCCATCACGCTTCCCTTCGTCAATCTCTCCGCCTGTCCAGAGAGAATGTTGTAGGCGTGTCTTCTGTCCCCCACTAGATGCCAATCGAACTTATCAATTACGGCATCCAATACCGCGTGGAGTTCAGCGAGGTTGATGTCCCTGTCCGTATCGATTGTCTGAATTTCCAGTCCCATTGCTTGTATGTCTCCTTGTCAGTTCTTCATTTTATCCCATCCACGTCAATTATACCACAATGCAATCTTGCTGTAAACCTTTACGGAAAACTTCTCAAGTGGTATAATTGGGGTGATATGTTGAACAACAAGCCAAAAGATTTTACGAAGAATGACGGGGTGCAGGAATATAGGGAGGAGTTGTCCGCCCAAACCCTTGAGTTGATGCTGTTCAGAGAGATGATTCTGAATGCTGACTTCATGGGTCGGGTGTCTGAGATAGTGAACGTCAGGTGGTTCTTGACTCCCCATATACGCACGATGGCAGACCTCTCGTTGAAGTGGTACAGGTCTCAGGGAAGCCTAATCACCAAGGACATCATGGAGGCTATGCTTCAGAAGCTGAACGAGAACCAGGTCATAGAGGCGAACAAAATCGACATCACGAGGTCTATGCACGACTTCAACAAGGCGAAGGAACTGGACCTCGGAGGGATGTCTGAAGAGGTGAAGGTTCAGAAGCTTCAACGCTTCGTGAAGAAGGAGGAGCTTCGTCAGGCTCTCTTGGACAGCGCGACTATGTTGGAGAGCAAGGACAGCGACTCCATCATAGCCAAGACCCTTCAGAGGTTCGAGTCTGTGCAGAAGATTGTGTTCGAGAGGCAGGACTTCGGGTCAGAATTGTCCTCTGACAAGGTGGAAGAGACGATGGAGAAGCACATGGACTTCTTGACGAATCCTGCAGCCAGAATCTCCACTGGATGGAATTGTCTGGACGATGCCACGCACGGAGGGTTCTACAAGGACGGAAAGTCCATCTATGTGTTCATGGCTCAGGCGGGATTGGGAAAGTCCAACATCTTGGCGAACATCGGATACAACTTGCTCAAGCAGAACTTGAACGTGGTGCTTGTCTCGATGGAGATGAGCGAGAACGTGTATCTGCGCAGATTCGACTCCCTCATATCCAAGGTGGACATTGACGAGTTGGGGTTTTCTTCGTTGGCTCCCGTAGTGGAGGCATCCCAGAAGAGGTTCTTCAATGTGGAGCATCCAGACGCCCATCTCGTCGTCAAGGAGTTCTCACCGAACTCCCAAACCAGCAAGACCATAGGGCAGTTCTTGGAGAAGCTTGAGGCTGAGAAGGGATGGAAGCCAGACGTGTTGCTTTTGGACTATCTGAACCTCATCAAGCCCAACACAGGAGCAACGAAGGGGGATGGGTCGATGTATCTTGACGGGAAGGTTGTGTCAGAGGATGTTCGTCAGCTCTCCTATGAATTCGGCATCCCCATCATCACAGCAGTTCAGTGCAACTCGTCAGGCTTCAACACGGCGGACATCGGAATGCAGAACATAGCAGAATCCAGAGGAATCGCCCATACTGCGGACTTCATAGCTGGTCTCTATCAAACTGAGGAGGAGCAGGATCAGGGCGTGTTTCATATGAAGATACTGAAGTCCCGACTCGGAAGCTACAAGAACCTCAAGTTTCAGTTCGACAAGCGGACAATGGAGTTCACAGACATAAACGATGTCGGAGACGCGGCATCAACCATCGTGGAAGAAGCCCAGAAGTCGTCCGTTGAGGAGGAGATTGACCAGGGGCTTTTCGGTTCAGACCTCGGAATGCCATAATCAATCTGCTTCCAATATGTCCATCTCCTCTTCGGTAACCTCCACGCACTCCCATATATACACCTCTCGGTATGGTGGAAGGTTGTTGTGCGGAATTGCAGGGAAGTCCTTTTGCTTATACTCCAATGGGCTGGTCTGATAGTTCAACCCCCTCTTCTTTATGGATGGAGCAGATGTTCCCGTATCGTTCAACAACACTGTTCCTGACCCGCCAACGTCTTTCTCAATCCAATCAGCATGTTGGGTGTCGGAGATTGAATTCAATTTGACATCGTGGGTGTGGATGGGTACATTGGATTCCCGCAGGCAGACATACTCCTCTCCCCACTTCCTTCCCAACTCGGTGCTGGATCCCTCCACTCCACGCAGGAAGTTCGTGATTCTCCTCCACCTCTTTCCGCCATAATGGGATATGACCTTCCTCTCCAGGTCGTCAGTCAAGGACATTATGACCCGGCCAACATATGTAATGGGTGGAATGGACAGGGACATCTCCTCCAATTCCTCAAGCTTCCTTCCAATGGCGGTCAATCTGTCCACCATCTTCTGGCAGTCATGAGAGAATGCCGTCTTCTTCAACAACCTCGCCAACTTGTCCTTGAACTGCTCCTCCAAGTCCCCCACTTCCACAATGGTTGATCTGGAGAAGATGTCCAACAAGGTCTGAACGCATTGCTTGTTCAACTTGGCGTTTCCGTCATCCCCCAAGGACAACCTCAAGAGGCAGTCATGCGGAGTCAAGTCCTCAACATATTCTGGAAGATTGGGTACAACGGTAGATACTTGGCTCATCAACATTGTCTGATCCCCTTCCTCGTGGTATCGCATGACAGGACTGGCTTCTCTGACCGTTCTGCCCTATTGTTGGACATCCTCGACCTTCATGTACCTGACTATGACGTTGGTGGACGGAGGGAGGTTGTTGTGGGTTCTGTCGGGGCATCTCCAATCCAAGACGTTCTGTCCGTACAGTGGTTCTGTGAGACCCTTTCCCTTGAATCCACCCATCATCTTGAATTGATTCTACACCAATCCAGAGCTGAACGA